TTATATCTTCCATTTGATAATGATGCTTTCTGCTGTCACTTGTACCTTGGTAATTAGTGCTCTGATTATCGCTTTTTGTTGTTCATAATTTATACTTAAAATATCTTTAGTTTTTAGTATCTTTTTCATATTTTCTTTTTTCTTTTGTTGTTTGATTGCTGGGTCGTTTTCTAACTCAGTTTCAAGAACAGCTTTCATTTTTAAAAAATTATCTGATTTAATTTTCAGTTCATCTAAGCTTATTCTATCGTCAACATACAAGTCATTTAAGCGACTTATTTTATTCTCTAGTATATTTACCTGTCCTTGTATTTTATCGCGCTCTATTGACTTACCAGGTGCATTAAACAAGCTTTCAAGATACTCTTTATCTTCTTGTAATTTAGAAACTTCTCTTAAAACATATTGTTCCAGTTCTTTTTTGTCATAATATCCAGAATTGCATTTTTTGTTGTCATTGTATACTGTGACACCTTTAGTTGTTCTTGGGTGCCTTTGATAACATTCATAACGGATAAAGCGCGTGCCGTCTTTTCTTATTGCTCCCATAATGATTTTCAAAGGTGCTTTGCAGTAACCACATTGTGCTATTCCTGATAACATATATTTAGCCTGAAATGGTCTTGGGTTTGAATTCTCTGCAGCTGTTCTTTGTCTTATGGCTAATTCTTCTTGTACTTTTTCAAAATCTTCTTTGGATATAATAGCTTCATGATTGCCTGAGTAAATTTCATCTTTAAATCTGATATTGCCACAATATACAGGATTATCAAGTATATGTCTAACCATTTTGTAGTTCCACGCGATTTTTTTTGGATATTTTTTATTAAGGTCATCTCTTAATTTAGTAATGGATCTTCCTGCTAAATACGAGGAGAAGATAAATTTAATTGCAATACTTTCATATTCATCAACAGTCATTTCACCTGTTTCTTGATGATAAATATAGCCATATGATGGTTTAGCCCACATCATGGACTTTCCAGATTTTGCACGGCCAACCTTTCCCAGTTGCATACGCTCTTTTATTTGTTCTCTTTCCAACTGTGCGAAAACAGATAAAATCCCAATCATAGCTTTACCGAAAGCAGAAGATGTATCAAAATTTTCAAGTAAGCTTAAAAAAGCTATATTGTTTTTGGTAAATACTTCTTCAATTAGATAGAGTGTGTCTTTTTGACTTCTGCTTAAACGGTCTAGTTTATAAACTAATACAGTATCAAATTTTTTATTTTTAGCTTCTCTAACAAGTCGCTTAAGCTCTGGTCTATCTGTATTGGATCCAGTAAAGCCACCATCTATATATACATCATATATAGACCAGTCTTTAATTGCACAGTAAGCTTTTAACTTTTCCTGTTGTTCTTCTATAGAATATCCTTCCTCTGCTTGATTTGTTGTTGATACTCTAATATAGATAGCTACTTTATTTGTTGCAATCATTGTTTTTGTACCTCTTTTTTGATAAAATGGGTACAAGAAAAGACTTCAAAAGATAGACTCTTTTGAAAAATCTTTCTTGTCACTAGCTTCATGCTCTGAGTCGTCAAACTTTGAGAGTATGAAGCTTTTTTTATTGTAAAAGTCGTTGCTTTTGAGTTTCAAATTCTTCTTTTGTCAAAATTCCAGTGTCTAGCAATTCTTTTAATTTTGAAAGTTCATCTGCAGCAGAAAAGCCTGAATTAGTTTCTGCGTTTATTTTTTGACCTTTATATTCCTCTGCACATTTTTTAATTTTTTCAGTCATTATAGGACAAAGACTAGATGGTACATCTTTAATTGAGAAACTTCCTGAACCATGACTGATTGTTATTGTTCCCATTAGTAATCCTGTTTTAAAAGATACACTATTGACCATATCAAGAGGAATTTCTGTTTGTTTCATACCATATAGCCATCCACAGTCAATAAATAACACGCGTCTTTGTGTCAAAACCATAAGAACAGTAGTCTCTAATGTACCAGATGTTGCATATTGAATTCTTTCATTGTCATCTAATATTTTTGTTAATGCTTTGATTTCTTTACCGACACCTAATTTTAAACCAGCAAAACCAGAACGGTTTAATTGTGCTTTTATTTCTGAAATATCCATTGTGTTTTCTCCTATATATCAGCTTTTTACGTGGATCATTTTTTGCACGTTATTGTTAACTAATTAAATTGTAATATTCATCTATAACCATAATTTCATCAGTGATAGTTTTTAAGCCATGTTTTTTCATAAATTGAATATAATTGAATTCCTTGAAATTGTCATATAGCTTTAATTCTTCTGATAATAGGTGATGTATCATGCTTCTGTTAGCTTGTAGCTCATATTCTTCATGCCGTCGCTGATACTGAGTAGGGTCGTGATTAAAATGTTTAAGTTCATGAAGAATTACTTTATGCCTTTCTTCATTAGATAAAATTTCATTAACAAATATTGTGCGATTTTGTTTTAAACAAAATCCTTTTCTATCCCATAAATCTTTTTTGAATATAATTAATTTTACATTATATTGTTTTAAAATCTCGCTATCAGTCATCTTTATTACCACCAAGATATATTTCAATCAAATTTTTTATAGCTATTTTATCTTTATCAGTTAAGGGTTTACCATCAAATAGCATAACTGTTTCTGGGATATTTTCAATATCTATTGCATAATCATTTAGCGGAACAAATTTATGTTCTTCCACTAAATCGGATTTTTCAATTCCAAAATAATTTGCTAGTAATTCTATCTTATCTATTCTTGGATAGGTCACACCGTTAATCCAGTCAGTAAGTGTTGTATACTTTACTCCTAAATCAGAAACAATTTTATTTCTGTCTACTCCTTTTTTGTGCATATAGTATTGTATGTTCTTTGACATAATTTCTTTATTTCCTAAAGACATTGGGATCACCCCTTTCTACTAATTACAGTAATATTTTACCGCTAAACCGTAAAAAAGTAAAGCTAAACCGTAAAAAATTCCAGAAAAAACGTAAAAAAATGTAAAAATCCGTAATTTTTTACTTGACATTACGGTTTAACCGTTATATAATTAAACCATCCTAAAAGAAAGGGGGAGTGGCAATGAAAAAAATGACACTAAAAATGTTACGTGTTAGAGATAATTTAACACAGGAAGAAATTGCAAAAAAGATAGGTGTTTCAACTGAAACGTGGTCAAACTGGGAAAATAAAAAAACATTTCCTGACATTCCAAAACTTCAAAAAATTGAAGAAGTTTTTAATGTCACATATAATGATATTATTTTTTTGGACAACATTACGGTTTAACCGTAAATCTATTTTTTGCTTTTTAAACAAAAAAGCACCCAATAAGTTGAGTACTCACTAAAAATCTTATCTTAATTATATCACGAAAGGAAGAAGTTTGATATGAAAAAATTATTTAGCAAAATCTTTGATACAAAAGAAGTGCAACAAAAACAGCCTGAATGGAGTTTCGAACGTAACGGCTGGAAAGAAAGTGCTAGACGTTACAATTTAGCCCATGGCTTACCAGAAGATGTCATTTAAGGAGTATTAATAGATGAAACAAGAGAAAAAGAAATGGGATCCACAAATAATGAATATTATGGCTGATGGTTCAATTTGTGATGATTTAACTGGTTATGTAATTTCTGCTGGTCATAAGTATTATGAAATTATTAAAAGTTTTTATAAATAGAGAGTTGAGTGGAAATAAACACAAAAATAATTGATGAAGCGTACAAACAAAAACTCACAAAAGAAATAATCAAACTAAACTTTAAATTGAATGATCACAATTTAAGTTATAAAACAAAAAATTTATTAATTACACAACGACAGCAATTAATAGAAAAACTTAAGAAATTATCAAAACAAATTCCTATCAAACATGAAGGATGTGAAAAACAATGACTATCACGATTAATAAACTTGAATTTGAAAATGTAAAGCGTATTAAAGCAGTAAAGGTTGAACCTGCAAGTACTGGTTTGACAGTAATTGGCGGAAACAACAATCAAGGTAAAACGAGTGTCTTAGACGCTATTGCTTGGGCATTAGGTGGTAACAAATACAAACCTAGTAAAGCAGCAAGAGAAGGGTCTATGGTTCCACCAACACTAAAAATTATCATGTCAAACGGTTTGGTTGTTGAACGCAAAGGCAAAAATAGCGCTTTGAAAGTAATTGACCCTGAAGGTCAAAAGGCTGGTCAACAACTATTAGATAGTTTTGTTGAAGAATTAGCGATTAACTTACCTAAATTTATGGATAGCACACCAAAAGAAAAGGCTCAAACACTTCTTCAAATTATCGGAGTTGGTGATCAATTGGCAGAATTAGAACGTCAAGAAAAAGAATATTATGATAAGCGACATGCAATCGGTGTTATCGCTGACCAAAAAGAGAAATTTGCTAAGGAACAGCCTTACTATCCAGATGCACCAAAAGAAGTCATTAGCATTTCTGAACTTATCCAACAGCAACAAGAAATTCTTGCAAAGAATGGTGAGAATGCTCGCAAACGACAAAACGTCGCTACTATTAAACAGAACTATGATTTTACATCACAAGAAGTTGAGAGACTGCGAGCTGAATTGGCTACTGCTGAAGAAAAGCAAGCAACACTTGCTAAAGACCTTGAAATTGCTCAAAAGGACGCGTTAGATTTGCATGATGAGTCCACGGCAGAAATTGAAGCTAATATTGCTTCTATTGATGAAACAAATCGCAAAGTCAGGGCTAATCTTGATAAAGATAAAGCAGAAGAAGACGCTAAACAACAGCGTGAAGAATACAAATTGATGAGTAATAAAGTTGAAGAAATGCGACAAGCACAACGTGATCTACTCACTAATGCAGATTTACCACTAAAAGGATTATCAGTATATGATGGCAAGTTACTCTATCAAGACCAAGAATGGGATAACATGTCCGGTTCACAACAATTAATAGTAGCTACTGCGATTATTCGTAAATTAAAACCTGATTGTGGATTTGTGCTAATTGATAAATTAGAACAAATGGATAAACAAACATTAGAACAATTTGGTCAATGGCTTGAAAAAGAAGGTTTACAGGCTATTGCCACAAGAGTATCAACTGGTGATGAATGTTCAATCATAATTGAAGATGGTTACTCAGTCAAACCTGAATTAATCGCTAGTGCTAGTGATAATAAAGGACATGCTGATACTGTGGCACCTGTTTGGAGTAATGGATTTTAAATTAGAAAGGAAATAATTAATGCAAATCACAAAAGGAAAGCGAGCAAGAGCTCAGAGAGTTGTTATTTACGGTCCTGAAGGTATTGGCAAATCTACTTTTGCAAGTCAATTTCCAGAACCTTTGTTCATTGATACTGAAGGTTCAACAGATAATATGGACGTATCACGATTAGATAAGCCAACAAGTTATACTATGCTGAAAAATCAAATTGCTTGGGTAAAAGCTAATTCAACATGCTGTAAAACTCTAGTTGTTGATACGATTGACTGGGCTGAAACTTTACTCATTGCTGATGTTTGTTCAGAACATAAAAAGAAAGGTATTGAAGAGTTTGGTTATGGCAGTGGTTACACCTATGTCAGAGAAGAAATGGGACGATTTCTAAATTATCTTCAAGAATTAATTGAAGTAGGAATTAATATTGTTTTAACTGCACATGCTCAAATGCGTAAATTTGAACAACCAGATGAAATGGGTAGTTATGATCGCTGGGAGTTGAAACTAGGTAAAAAGACTAGTTCACAAACAGCACCGCTTGTAAAAGAATGGGCGGATATGGTTTTGTTTGCCAATTATAGGACGGTCGTTATGACTGCAGATAATGGTAAGAAAAAGGCGACTGGCGGTGAACGTGTATTATATACGCAACATCATCCAGCATGGGACGCTAAAAATAGGCATGGATTAAATGAAGAATTACCATTTGACTATGCAAGTATTGCTCATATCTTCACACAACAAAATTCACAGCCTGAACCTGAAACAATACCAGTTGAACCAATTAAAGAACCAATTCAACAACAAACAACTGCACAAGAACCAGTACAAAATGAACAAGTCAAAACAGAAAGTCCAATTAATCCGCTAATTCCTAAAGGATTACAAGATTTAATGTATAGTAGCAAAGTAACTCAAGATGAAGTATTACAAGCAACATATGTAAATGGTATCTATCCGCTGGGAACTCCAATTGAAAATATTGATCCAGGTTACTGGGAATATGTAATTTCTGTTTGGGATAAAGTTGTAGCTGTAATTAATGAAAAAGTAAGAATTAATCCAGATATCCCTTTTCAAATGGAAAGGACGTAAGTTTTGGATTTTAGAAGCAATAGCGAGGTATAACAGGAAATATGACTAACAAAAAAATTAAATTAGACTTATCACAAATTGGTGAAGGCGGCCTACAAGAAAAGGTAGATAAAGAACTTGAAAAAGTCTTTGACAATATTCTTGATCCAAACACAGAGACTAAAACAGCTCGAAAATTAACGATTACATTAACTATGAAGTCTGATGACTCAAGACAAACAGTAGCAACAGCTATGGAAGTAAAATCAACATTAGCACCACAAAAAAGTGTTGCAACTACTGTTTTGGTTGGTCAAAAAGATGGTGCAGTATATGCTAACGAGCTTAAAAGCACAGTACCAGGTCAAACTTATTTTGATGAAGAAGCTGTTTTGAGGTCTGATATTGGCGAGCCAATCGAAAACCTTGAAAAAGGCGTAAATGAAGATGTTATTGACTTTAATAAACAAAAGAAAGCAGGTAAATAATTATGTCAGAGAATATTAAAGAAGCTCTTGAATACAGTGTAGATTTAGCGGCAAAAGAACAAAAAACTATTGAAGTTAATGGTAAATATTATTTTGATAGTAATCAATTTAGACTAGTTGAATTAGAACCAAGACGCTATCCAAAATGTGTAGATTTAAATACATTAGATAGTTTAATTGACTATTTAAAATCAGATCATGATTTAATCAATAAAAAACACCTTATGGTCTTAGTGAAGTCACCATTGGAAATTGAAGTATACGAAGAAATTGATAGTCTTCAACACAGACCACAACTAATTTATGTAGAGGCATTAACACCACACATTGAATTTGGAAAGTACTTCAATTCACAAGATTTTAATATTTATCTGCAATCACTATTTATTGATGATGAAGACCGTGAACTTGTTCTTAATTTTGCTAGTGCGCTTAAAATTGATAACGGATCCGAAATTGTGGATAACGGTGTCAGTCAAACAGCGACTGTAAAAACAGGTGTTGCTAGTCTCTCTAAAGCTAAAGCACCTAACCCAGTCATTCTCCGCCCATACCGTACATTTGGAGAAGTAGAACAACCAGCGAGTCCATTTATCTTTAGAATTAATTCTCTTGGTCAGATGGCTTTATTTGAAGCAGACGGCGGTAAATGGCGACTTGAGGCTATCAATAATATTGCAGATTATCTCAAGAAACAATTAGCAGACAATGACAAAATCACAATTTTAGCATAACAATATAAAGGAGAAGAAAAAATGACTGATTTTAATAATAACTTTGACCATGAATTAGATTGGAATGATGAAATTACAAATGATGGAGCTGAGTTTATCAGCTTACAGCCTGGTGATTATCAATTTACAGTAACTAACATTGAAAGGGCACGGCATACCCCAAATCCTCATAATCCAGGTAAATTGCCAGCATGTAATAAAGCCATTGTTTCAGTCAAAATCGAAACAGCTGAAGGCAGTACAACATTAAAACATAATCTATTCCTGCACAGCACAACAGAAGGAATGCTCTCTGCTTTCTTTGGTGCAATTGGTCAAAAAAAGCATGGCCAACCCTTGAAAATGAATTGGAATGTAATTGGTGCAACTGGTGTTTGTCGTATTAATAAGCGCAAAGGAACAGGTCAATATGCAGACCGTGAATACGATAATATCAAATCAATGATTTATGCTGATGATGTTGACTGGACTAAAGTTTTAAATGCTAATCAATCACAAGCTAGTCAACCACAAACAGCACCTCAACAACAACCTAGTCAAGCATTTCAACAACCTGCTAACGGTGGATTTGGTGGTTTCTAATGAAACTCAGACCATATCAAGAAGAAGCCAGAGAAAAGGTTCAACATGAGTGGAAAGAAGGCAGGAAGCGGACGCTTCTTGTACTTCCTACTGGCTGTGGAAAGACTATTGTTTTTTCAAAAATCATTGAAGACCGAGTAAGATTGGGTGAACGTGTTCTTGTCATTGCTCATAGGTCAGAACTATTAGAGCAAGCTATCGATAAATTAAAAACTGCTACAGGACTGAATACGGCCTTAGAAAAAGCAGAGAATACTTCTATTGGTTCTTGGTATAGAGTTGTAGTTGGTTCAGTTCAAACCTTACAAAGAGAAAAACGACTGAAACAGTTTCCAAAGGATTATTTTGACACTATCATCATTGATGAAGCACATCACGCGCTATCTTCTAGCTATCAAAATGTATTAAGTTACTTTGATGAAGCACAAGTTTTAGGAGTTACTGCAACTCCTGACAGAGGAGATAAGCAGAACTTAGGAAAAGTATTTGATAGCTTAGCTTATGAATATTCTTTAGTAGATGCTATCAACTCTGGATATCTTTCAAAAATCAGTGCTATTACAATTCCTTTGACACTTGATTTATCAAAAGTTAGTCAACAAGCTGGAGATTTTAAAGCGGCTGATATTGGAACAGCGTTAGATCCATACTTAGACCAAATCGCAGATGAAATGGTTAAGCAATGTAAGGATCGTAAAACAGTTGTTTTCTTACCGCTGGTTAAAACATCACAAAAATTTAAAGACATTCTCAATAGCAAAGGTTTTAAAGCAGCTGAAGTAAATGGTAGCAGTGAAGATAGAACAGAGGTTTTAAAGGATTTTGATAATGATAAATACAATGTCCTTTGTAACTCAATGTTACTAACCGAGGGCTGGGATTGTCCAACAGTAGATTGTATTGTTGTTCTTAGACCTACTAAAGTAAGAGCGCTATATAGTCAAATGGTGGGACGTGGAACACGGATTGCACCAAATAAAAAAGATGTACTATTACTAGATTTTTTGTGGCACACAGAACGACACGAGCTATGCAGACCAGCACATCTAGTAACTGATAGTTCAGAAGTTGCTGCTAAAGCTTCCGAAAATATGGCAGAAGATAATAACAAAGAATTTGAACTGTTGGAAGCTGTCGAAACAGCGGGTAAGGACGTTATAGCAGAAAGAGAAGAAGCGCTAGCTAAACAACTAGAAGAAATGCGCAAGCGTAAGCGTAAATTAGTTGATCCACTTCAATTTGAAATGTCTATCCAATCAGAAGATTTATCAGACTATGTTCCTGATTTTGGTTGGGAAATGGCTCCGCCGTCAAAACAACAATTAAAAGCTTTAGAAAAATTTGGTATTTTTACTGATGAGATTGGTAACGCTGGTAAAGCCAGTAAATTACTAGACCGACTTAATAAACGTAAAAATGAAGGGCTAACCACACCTAAGCAAATTAGATTTTTAGAACAGCGCGGTTTCCAACATGTGGGCATGTGGAAGTTTAACAATGCCAAAAAACTAATTGATAGAATAGCAGCTAATGGCTGGAGAATACCTAGAGGTATTTTACCAAGAGAATATATACCGGAGTAATGTATGAAAACAAACACAATTTACAACAAAGATTGTTTGATAGGTATGCAGCATATATCTGATAAAACAATTGATGCTATAGTTACAGATCCACCATACAAATATCTAAATCACAAACTAGATAGAGATTTTGATGAAGACGCCGTTTTCAGACAATTTGACCGAATTTTAAAACCAGAAGGATTTATTGTTATTTTTGGAAGAGGTATGCCTTTTTATCTCTGGAACATAAAACTAGAAGAGCTCGGATTTAAATTTAAAGAAGAGGTTGTGTGGGACAAACGACATTTCTCATCTCCTTTTCTCCCTTTGGGAAGAATACACGAAAATGCAAGCCTGTTAACAAAAAAAGGAAAAGTCAGGGCTCGACGTACGCCTTATTTGGAAAGCAAAGGTGTGGATTTGGAACGAATACAAACCGACTTAAAAAGATTAAAAAGCGTTATTAAAAATCTTGACGAAAAAAATATAATTGAAAATTATTTAAGGACTGGGAATATTAGTACTGTGACTGTTAAGGGTAAAAGTAAGCATGGGCTCGTTGGTGAAAAGACGGCAGAGATACCAAGAAATTTAAATGTCGTTCGAGGGTTTGTTGAAGGAAAAAAAGAAACAGACATTATTTCAGTTCAAAAGGAACAATATTCATATGTACATCCAACACAAAAACCGGTTCGTTTGATGGAAAGACTGATAAATTTAGTCAGCGATAAAAACGATTTAATCTTAGACCCATTCGCTGGTTCTGGTTCCACTCTTTTAGCTGCATCAAATATAAATAGAAATTTTATCGGTTTTGAAATAGATAAAGATTACTATGATAAAGCAATAGAGCGAATTAACAACCACCAATTACAGATATCATTATTTTAAAGGAGAAACATGACAGAAAGAGAATTTGACCTCATTCCATTACTAGATTATATTGATCCATCAATATTAACATATCAAGAATGGGTTAATGTCGGCATGGCTCTTAAACATGAAGGATATACAGCCATTGATTGGGATAGCTGGTCACAAGCTGATAGCCGCTATAAAAAGGGTGAATGCTTTAAAAAGTGGGATACATTTAAGGAAGAAGCTCTCAGTACAGTTACTGGAGCAACCATCACTCAAATGGCTAAAGATAATGGCTGGCAATCTAACACTTATAATGGTGAGTCTTATGAATTGGATTGGAATGATGAAATCGACCGTGACTATCAAATTATTGATAAAAATTGGGTTGAGTCAAAAGAAATTAGAGAGCCATCTAATTGGCAGCCTGTCCAAGAACTCATTAAATTCCTTGAAACTATATTTGAGTCAACTGACTTAGTCGGGTATGTAACATCAACTTATCCAATTGAAACAGATAATGGAACTATTTACAAGCCAACCCAAGGCAATTATGACCGCACAGCTGGCCAACTTATCCAAGAGCTGCAAAAAAATCCCAATGATATAGGAGCTGTATTTGGTGACTATAAAGAGCAGGCTGGCGCTTGGATCAGGTTTAATCCATTAGACGGTAAAGGCGTTAAAAATGATAATGTAACAGATTTTAGATATGCCTTAGTAGAGTCAGACAGTATGGATTTAGGTAAACAATACGCGCTGTTTAAAGAATTAGAGCTGCCTATTGCAACTTTAACGCATTCCGGCCATAAATCACTGCATGCTATTGTTAAAGTAGATGCTAAAGACTATCAAGAATATAGAAAACGCGTAGACTACATCTATCAGGTTTGCAAGAAAAATGGATTGGATATTGATACACAAAATCGAAATCCAAGCCGTTTATCTCGCATGCCAGGAGTAACTCGAAACGGACACAAGCAATTCTTAATTGATACTGAAATAGGTAAGACAAATTATGAAGAATGGTATCAATGGATTGAAGATTTAAACGACGATTTGCCAGACCCCGAAACACTTGCTGATGAATGGGACAACATGCCAGAATTGGCTCCTGAACTTATTCATGAAGTATTAAGACAAGGACATAAAATGCTAATCGCAGGACCATCAAAGGCTGGTAAATCGTTCGCTTTAATCGAAATGTCAATTGCTATCGCTGAAGGTACTAAATGGCTAGATTGGCAATGTGAAAAAGGTAAAGTCCTATATGTCAATCTAGAGTTAGACAGACCATCAGCGTTACATAGATTTAAAGATGTCTATCAAGCCTTAGGATTACAGCCTAAAAACATTAAAAACATTGACATTTGGAACTTACGCGGTAAGACAGTCCCAATGGATAAACTAGCACCTAAGCTTATCAGACGTTCACTGAAAAAGAATTACCAAGCAGTAATCATTGACCCTATCTATAAAGTTTTAACGGGTGATGAGAACTCAGCAGACCAAATGGCACACTTTACTAATCAGTTTGATAAGGTAGCTACAGAGCTAGAATGTTCAGTCATCTATTGCCATCACCATTCAAAAGGCGCTCAAGGGGGCAAAAAATCAATGGATAGGGCTTCTGGTTCTGGTGTATTTGCCAGAGACCCGGACGCTCTTATCGACCTAGTAGAGCTTGAATTAACAGAAGATATTATTAAACAACGTACTGACCAAGCAATAGCTAAGCTTTATCAATCAGCACTGCAACAACACGCGCTAGATTATTATCAACAAAACGTAGGATTAGACGACCTAGAAAGCCGCTATCAAATGCAGCAACATTTTGAAAAAGCTATCCCTGATGTCCTGATTAGACAGCCTTATAATCAACAAGCTGACCAAATAGAAAAACAAATCAAGAACATCACAGGCTGGCGAGTTGAAGGAACGTTACGTGAATTCGCTAAATTCAAACCAGTTAATATGTGGTTTAACTACCCTAAACATGAAATTGATGATACAGGAGTTCTTGCAGACATACAATTGGAAGATGATAGACCCAGCTGGCAAAAAGCTGCTAAAAAAGCCCGTGATGGTCGAAAATCAAAAAAACAAAATGCAAAAGACCGAAAACAAAAACTAGAAGAAGCTTACGAAAACCTAAAGGATTTTGAACCAAATAAGCCAGTAACCAAAAAAGATATAGCTGAATATTTAGGAGTTAAAGAGCGAACAATTGAAAATTATATTAACCAACATGAAGATTTTATTTTAAAAAACGGAACAATTTTTAAATTAAAATCCTAG